CACATCCGTATCCACACCGTGTTACAGTCGCATCCCATGACCACGACCATATCACGCGGGGTAGCTCACAGCCTGAGCCTGCACCCAGACTCGCAGATCATCGACAACCTCGGCGGCCCGACTGCTCTGGCGCGCAGGCTCGGCTACGGCTCGGGCGGCCCGCAGCGGGTGGCGAACTGGCGTAGGCGAGGCATTCCTCCGAGGGTGAAACTGCAGCACGCTGGGGTGTTTCTGACGGTGGCGTTCGTCGGTTCGCGGTAACGATTTATCAACGCGGCACGGTGCCGCATGGAAGGAGAGAGAGTGCAAAACTATGAGGACTTCGTGGCCGGCAAACGCCGCGCCGAGGTGGCTACCGGCCATCATCCGGGCGAACTGAACGAGCATCTGTTCGACTTTCAGCACGCCATCGTTTCGTGGGCCGTGCGGCGTGGCCGTGCGGCGATCTTTGCAGACACTGGGCTTGGCAAGACCCTGATGCAACTGTCATGGGCCGACGAGGTGGCATTGCACACTGGAGGCGCGGTTCTGATCCTCGCGCCGCTGGCTGTGTCTGAGCAGACCATCGAGCAGGGGTCCACGTTCGGCATCACGGTTCGACGGGTTCCGCACGGTGGCACGCCTGATGCGCCTGGCGTCTGGATCACGAACTACGAGCGCATGGATGCCATCGACTTCGGCGGGCTGCATGGGCTTGTGCTGGACGAATCCAGCATCCTCAAGGCGCACGATGGCAAGACCCGCACGCGCATCATCAGCGCGGCGCAGGGCATCCCGTACCGCCTGAGCTGCACGGCGACGCCGAGCCCGAACGATTTTGAGGAGCTGGGCAACCAGTGCGAGTTTCTGGGCGTGATGACACGCACCGAGATGCTTGCCACTTACTTCGTGAACGACACTGGCGACACGGGCACATGGCGGCTCAAGGGCTGGGGCGCGTCGAAGTTCTGGGAATGGATGGGTACATGGGCCGTGGTGCTGCGCAATCCTTCGGATCTCGGGTTCGACGGTTCGCGGTACGTGCTGCCGGCTCCTCAGTACCTTGAGCATGTTGTGGAAACTGAAGCGCTGGGCGATGATCTATTTAGCAGACCGGCGCAGACGCTTACCGAGCGCAGGCAGGCCCAGCGTGCCAGCATTGAGAACCGGTGCCGCGCGCTGGCAGATGTTGTCAACGCGGAATCTTCCGAGCCGTGGCTGATCTGGTGCCACCTCAACGACGAGGCAGAGCTGCTGCAGAGCCTGATTCCCGGCAGCATCAACGTGCAGGGGTCAGACAGCGCCGAATACAAGGCCGAGCAGATGATGGCCTTCAGCCGCGGCGCTCTGCGCGTGCTCATCAGCAAGCCCAAGATCTGCGGGTTCGGCATGAACTGGCAGCACTGCGCACGCATGGCGTTCGTCGGGCTGGATGACTCGTTCGAGAAGTTCTACCAGGCCGTGCGCAGGTGCCATCGGTTCGGTCAGAAGCGAACGGTGCAAGTACACCTGTTCACGGCAGAGAACGAAGGCCAGATCCTGCTGAACCTCAAGCGCAAGGAGGAGCAGCACCACGAAATGAGCGAGAGCATGATCGAGTACATGAAGGACATCATGAATCAGGAACTGTCTGGGCAGAAGAACGTCGTTGAAGAGTACCGCGAAGACACGCACCAAGGCGACGGGTTCACCGTGCATCTGGGTGACTGCGTGAAGTGGACTCGACGCATGGCCGACAACAGCATCGACTACTCGGTGTTCTCGCCCCCTTTCGCTGATCTGTTCGTTTACTCCAACAGCGACCACGACATGGGAAACTGCCGCGACGACGCGGAGTTCGTGGCCCAGCTTCGCTACCTGATTGCAGAACTGTTCCGCATCGTCAAGCCTGGGCGCAATGTCAGCTTCCACTGCATGAACCTGCCGACCACCAAGATGCGGCAAGGGTTCATCGGGCTGCGCGACTTCCGGGGCGACCTGATCCGGGCGTTTCAAGATGCCGGGTTCATCTATCACTCTGAGGTCTGCATCTGGAAAGACCCCGTAGTAGCCATGCAACGCACCAAGGCGCTCGGACTGCTGCATAAGACCATCCGAGAGAATGCCAGTATGTCGCGCATGGGGCTGCCCGACTACGTGGTAACGATGCGCAAGCCTGGGGATGCAGAGCCGCGCGTGAAGCACGGCGACGATCTGCCTGTGCTCATGTGGCAAAAGTACGCAAGCCCGATCTGGAGCGACATCGACCAAGGACGGACGCTGAACAAGCTGCCGGCTCGTGACGAGAACGACGAGAAGCACATGTGCCCGCTGCAGCTCGATGTAATCGAGCGGTGCATCCATCTGTGGACTAACCCTGGCGATCTGATCTTCAGCCCGTTTACCGGGATCGGGTCTGAAGGTTACTGCGCGGTTCGCATGGGCCGTCGGTTCGTCGGAACAGAGCTCAAGCCTCAATATTGGGAGCTTGCCGTGGAGAACATCGCCGATGCCACGCGTGAGCAGCGCGGACTGTTTGCAGCATGACCCGCCGCCGCGAAACCCTCCGCGAAACCATCGCCCGTAACCAGCAGAGCATGGACCTCTACGCCGCGCTCAGTGATCGGCCACGGGTCGAGCTCACTGCGCCGCCGCCGCCGAAGCCGCGTGCGAAACGCGCACCGAGCACAGACGGAACCGAGGCCGATGTCATGCGCGCAGTGTTCGACCTCCTGCGGGCGCATCGGAGCGTGGCGTGGTTCATGCGCCTGAACTCTGGCGCGGTGCAGGACGGTGACCGCTACACGGTGTTCTATCGGCTGTACATGCGGGGCGAGCCTGGGCGCACCAAGGGCGCAAGCGATTACCTTGGCCAACTCACCGACGGGCGGCTGTTCCTGCTGGAGTGCAAGCGGCCTGGGGTCAGGCGCGGCACCATCGAGCAGGAGATGCTCATCGGCGCGTGTCAGGCCAACGGCGGCGTTGCGGGGATCGTGCAGTCGGTGGAGGATGCACTAGCGTTGCTGGGGGGGGCGTGAGCGACCACCAGCCCGCGCACTCGCCACGCGACACGTATCGGGCATCGGCGTGCGATGGTAAGGTCAGTTTTTCATCGTTCACTCAGGCCCAGCTCATCGCCGTGCGCGGCACCAGGCGCGGCAAGTCTCGGCAGGTGTACCACTGCACTTTCTGCCACCAGTTTCACCTCGGGCGCAGGCCCATTAACCAGCGGCAGCGCCGCAGGGCGCGACAGGCTGACGAAGAATGATTCACTACCACGGCACTCCAGTGGGAGGCCCAAGGCAAGAGGCCGTCAGGTTTCTACAGGGTCGGCACGCGCTTGTGCCGTTTAGCTATCCAGATGACATCGCAATCGTTGCCGATCTGTGCCAGTCGTTCGTGCTGGACAACGGAGCGTTCACTGCATGGACGCAGGGCGGCTCGGTTGATGTTCCCGGCTACATCGCGTGGTGCGAAGAGTGGCATCTTCACCCCGGTTTCGACTGGGCGCTGATCCCTGATGTGATCGATGGAGACGAGCAAGACAACGACGCGCTGCTGGATCAGTGGCCCGCACACATCTCTGGAGCGCCCGTGTGGCATATGCACGAGGGTCTTGACCGCTTATGTAGGCTGTCTGAACGCTGGCGCACGGTGGCGCTCGGTTCGTCTGGGCAATATCGGACACCCGGAACGCAGGCATGGTGGCGCAGAATGACGGACGCAATGGCCGTTGTGTGCGACGAGCGAGGCCGACCGCGCTGCAAACTGCACGGACTGCGGATGCTTGATCCTGAAATCTTCCGGCATGTGCCGCTGAGTTCGGCTGACTCAACAAACGCCGCAGTGAACGCGGGATCGCTCTCGCGCTTTGGCATGTATCAACCACCAACCAGGGCGCAGCGCGCGGAGGTCATCGCGGCACGAATCGAAGCACACAACTCCGCGCCGTGCTGGACTGGCGCGGCGCAGCAGACCACTTTAGAGGGGTTCGCATGAACACATACAGCACGAAGTTCTTCGCAATCTGCCCAAACAACGGGACCAGGATTGAGTACGAGCTGCAAATTCAATCGGAATCCATGATCCAAGTTGAGGACATCATCGATGCTGTGATGTTGCTCAATAGAGGGTTCCACGAAGAAATCGCAGATCAATTGCATAGAGAGTTCGGCGGGCAACAGACGCTAACCGCCAATCACCACGGCGTCTCCATCAGGACTATCAGACCATGACTCAGTACGACAACACCAACCGGGGCATGCTCACCCGCAACGACAAGCAGGGCAACGAATCCAGGCCGGATTACCGGGGCTCGATCAACGTGGCCGGCGTCGACTACTGGCTGTCGGCCTGGATCAGAGAGGGACGCGAGGGCACGAAACTCGAGGGGCAGAAGTACATGTCTCTGAGCGTGCAGCCCAAAGACGCCCAGCCCGGATACGCTCCTGCTCCGACTCCTGCGGCAGCGCCAGCGCCGGCCGCACCTCGTCGTGCGTCTCAGGCCGAGCAGGACGCACGGGCCATCGCGGAGCGCAGGGCTCGGGAGGCTGCGCCGCGTGCATCAAGCGGTACCGGGTTCGACAGCATGGATGACGATATCCCGTTCTGATCGGCGCTATCGCCTACACTCATTCGGGGCTTGACCGGGCTGATCCCCTGGTGACGCCGCCCGACCCCACGCGAGGGCCGCCCCATCTTTTTCGCGTGTGTTTCGTGGGAACCATCTATGACAGCTTCAACGGCTGACTACGCCGCCACCTACTGCCGCAAGTACGGCATGCACATCGTGCCGCTACCACCTAGAGGCAAGCGCCCGGTGTCGGAGAACTGGGGCAACGAGTGCATCACAGACCCTGAGCAGGCGCGCAGCTACTACGAGAGCCGGCCCAGCGCGAACATCGGCGTGGCCCTCGGGCCGTCCAGGCTTTGCAGTCTGGACATCGACAACCTCGAGGCCATGCGCATCATCTGCGCAGAGTTCGGCTGGGACATTGACGCGCTGCTGGCGCAGTCTCCGACGATTCAGGGTCAGGCACCGAAGATGCGGATGCTGTTCCGCGTGCCCGAGGGCGAGGCGCTGCAGTATCACTCGCTGACCTGGCCGCGCCAGGACGACCAGACCAAGCGGTTCACAGTTCTCGAGATCCGCGCGGCAGACACCCAGCAGCGGCAGGACGTCCTCCCGCCCAGCATCCACCCCGACACCGGCCAGCCCTACATCTGGCTGACAAAGCCCAACGGCGAGATCCCTGAGCCACCCGCGTGGCTGCTGGCAGTCTGGAAAAACTGGGACGCCCTCAAGCCGCAGCTGCAGGGGCTGTGCCCGTGGGCGGTTCAGCGGCCGACACCGAAGCCTCCGAAAACGCGCCGGCCTGCCAACGATACCACGCCGAGCGTGATCGACGCATACGATCAGGCGAACTCCATCGAAGCGGCGCTGACACGGTACGGCTATCGGCCGCAGGGTAAGCGGTGGCTGTCACCGCACTCAAGCACAGGTTTGGCTGGCGTGGTGATCTTCGATGGCAAGGCCTGGATACATCACGCCAGCGACCCGCTGTGCAGCGATGAGTCAGGTCAGCTGGTGGGGGCGTTTGATCTGTTCCGCTACTACGAGCATGGCGGGGATATCAGCAAGGCCGTCAGAGCCGCCGCCGAAGCGATGGGCATGGCCTCAAGATCACCCATCTACGTTCCACCCACCGAATCCATCGACCCAGACACCGGAGAAATCAACCCGTCCGCGCCCGAGTACCGCACCGCCGAGGAGGTCGAACGCATGAACCTTCCGGCCAAGTTCCAAGGCCCGCCGATTGACGTTTTCGGGGACGCGCCCGTGCCTGAGATAGACCGCGCGATGCTGCCGGCCGCAATCGCGGACTATGCCTTCGATCAAGCCGAACTGATGGGTGTGGCTCCAGGCATGATCGCCATGCCTTGCATCGTGGCCTGCGCGTCAGTGATCCACGACGGCATTGAACTGCAGCCCAAGCGGCACGAGACGGGGTGGCGCGAGTCTGCTCGCCTGTGGTGCGCCGTGGTCGGATCGCCATCGGTGCGCAAGTCTCCTAGCCTGCGCCGCGCCATCTCGCGGCTGAAGAAGATCAACCGCGAACTCTGCGAGGCCAACGACCGCAAGCAGGCCGCATACGCGCACGAGGTCGAGGAGTGGCAGGACGCTAAGCGCGCAGCCAAGCGGCACAACGAAACGCCTCCGCAGGCTCCCGAAGAGCCCGTCAAGGAGCGCCTGATTGTCGAGGACATCACCGTCGAGGCGATGAGCGAAATCCTCAAGCACAACGCTCGTGGCGTGCTGTGCGTGCAGGACGAGCTTACAGGCTGGTTCGGTGCGATGGACGCGTACAACGCAGGCAAGGCGGCGGGCAAAGACCGGGCGCACTGGCTGGAGATGTACAACGGCGGGCATCACATGGTGGACCGCGTGCTGCGCGGCAGCATCCATGTTCCGAACTGGTCAGCCTGCATGGTCGGCGGCATACAGCCCGACATGATCCGTCGCATCGCCTCGCAGATGGGCGAAGACGGCCTCATGCAGCGGTTCATGGTCATCATGGGACGCAACGCGGGCAACGAGCAGGACAGGCCAGAGGACGAGCGCGCCAAGCGGGCATACAACGGACTGATCGACCATCTGTACGGCATCCAGCCAGGGAGCGATCCCGTGATGATGAGCGAGGAGGCCCACCTCGTGCGCGAGCGGGTGTTCGACTACGCCAAGGAAATGACCGAGTACGACGCCATCCCGAATGGGTTGAAATCGCATATCGGCAAATGGCCCGGACTATTCTCACGCATCGCCCTGACATACCATGTTATCGACTGCGCAGCGCGCGGAAAACACCCGAACGCGGAGAATATCTCAGGCAAGACAGCGGAGTGCGTAGAGCGACTGATGCGGGAATATCTGCTGCCGCACTCGATGAGTTACTACACGGACATACTAGGGCAAGAATCGCACCTTGAGCATGTGCGCTGGATTGCTGGGCATATCCTCAGCAAGAAGGTCGATCGACTCGAGAATCGGGAGATCGTCCAGGCTTACAAGCAGTGGCGCGGCCTGCAGGAGTGGGTAAGAACGCGCGTGCTGGCGACCCTGCAGGAGCTTGGCTGGATCATGCCAGCGGCAGGCCAGCCGGCAGTCGGTAAGAAGCCTCCGACCGTTTGGGACGTCAACCCGACCGCGCATGAGCACTACGAGCAGCTTGCCGAACGCGAGCGCGAGAAGCGCCAGCGGCTGACAGAGCGCATGCGGGAGCTTGGGCGTTGAAGATGTTGTACATGCCTCATGCGCACCGCGTTACCGGACAACAAAGTCAACGTGTGCCGCAAAATGTGGCAAATGTTGTCGATGTTGTACGTACGCGTAAGATCAATATACATTTTTGGTTTTTCTCTCTCTTTTTCCTTCGTGCAAGTGTTTTTTATTTATTCGCGCGTACGTCCAACAAAGTCAACATTGCCCGAGACGCTGCGTTGGGCCATGATCTGAGTGTTTGAGGAGTCACTACGATGGCAAACCAACGAACCAAGCCCGGAAGCCCAGAGCGCGCCAAGCAGGCCGATGCCGTCCTGGCGAACATGGAAGCCGGCATGAGTTGCTGGAAGGCGTGCGAGAGGGCCGGCGTGAAGAACAGCACGTTCATGGGCTGGGTTGCGGAGGACGCCGCGCTGGCCGAGAAGTACGCGCACGCACGCGAGAATTTCATCGAGAAAATCTCGGCCGACCTGATGGATATATCCGACCAAGACCCGGAAATTGTCGATGGCAAAAAGGATTGGGCCGCGATCCAGAAGCACAAACTGCAGGTAGATACTCGCAAGTGGCTGTTGTCGAAACTCGCGCCGAAGAAATATGGCGATCTCCTGAAACTCGCAGGCCACGACGGCGGCGCGGTGAAAATCATTGCGCAGAATGACGACGAAAAACTCTGAGCGCGTCCGATGGCATTCCAGCTAACCGCCCGCCAGCAGGAAGCCCAGCGCATCCTGAGCGGCGACTCCACGCACCTGATGCTGTTCGGCGGCTCGCGCTCGGGCAAGACGTTCCTGCTCACACGCAACGTGGTGATGCGTGCGCTGAAGGCACCGAACTCAAGGCATGCGATCTTCCGGTTCCGCTACAACCACCTGAAAGCCAGCGTCGTGCTGGACACGTTCCCAAAGGTGATGCGCGCAGCGTTCCCCGGTGTGGCGTGGGACATGCACCAGCAGGACGGCTACGTCAGCCTTCCAGGCGGCTCGCAGATCTGGTTCGCGGGGCTGGACGACAAGGACCGCACCGAGAAGATTCTCGGGCAGGAGTTCGCCACGCTGTACTTCAACGAGTGCAGCCAGATACCGCTCTCGAGCATCGACACGGCCCTGACGCGCCTTGCGCAGAAGGCCACGCAGGTCATCGAAGGCCGCGAGCCCGTCACACTCAGGCTGCGGGCCTACTACGACTGCAACCCGCCGAGCAAGACGCACTGGACGTACCGCAGGTTTGTCGAGAAGCGCGACCCCGACACCCGGCTCGGCCTGCCGCGTCCGGAGGATTACGCCTGCTTCGCCATCAACCCGACCGACAACGCTGCGAACCTGTCGCCCGAGTACCTGCGCATGCTCGAGTCCCTGCCGGCCAGGATGCGGGCGCGATTCCTCGAGGGCCGCTTCGCAGACGCAAACCCGAACGCCCTATTCCCCGAGGAGCACATCGACCGCTGGCGCGTGCTGGACGGCGTTGTTCCGCAACTGGTGCGCGTTGTGGTCGCGGTGGACCCGAGCGGCGCGGACGACGAGGCGAGTGCGGACAACGACGCTATCGGCATCGTGGTGGTCGGCCTGGCCACGGACGGCGCGTGCTACCTGCTGGAAGACCTGACGGTGAAAGCCGGCCCTGCAACCTGGGGACGCGTGGCGGCCGAGGCGTTTGATCGGCATAAGGCCGACTGCGTGGTGGCCGAGACGAACTACGGCGGGGCGATGGTGCGCCAGGTGATTGAGACCGCCCGCCCGCGCACGCCGTTCAGGCCCGTGACCGCCAGCCGGGGCAAGGTGGTGCGCGCCGAACCGTTCTCGTCGCTGTACGAGCAGGGCAAGGTACGCCATGTCGGGATGTTTCCGGAACTCGAGGACGAACTGAGCGGATTCGCCACGACGGGCTACACCGGCTCGCGGAGCCCGAACCGGGCCGACGCGCTGATCTGGGGCCTGGCGGCGCTGTTCCCGGCTGTTACGGGGGCGACGACGAAGAAACCTGACCTCGCGGGCCTCGTCCTTCCCACCGCCCACCGCTGGCGATAGACACCGAACGCCTCGCGTAGCATAATCCCGCCAGCCGCGCAATACCCGGAGATACCCCGATGGCACGAGAATCGAACGAGCAGCGACTGTCTCGCATCCATGCGGAAGCGATGGCAGAGTTCGACGCCATCCAGAGCGCGCTGCGCGACGAGCGGCTGCAGTGCCTGCAGGATCGCCGGTTCTACTCCATCGCAGGAGCCCAGTGGGAAGGGCCGTTGGGCGCGCAGTTCGAGAACAAGCCGAAGATGGAGGTCAACAAGATCGCCCT